ATTATAGTAATGTTCTTCAGCTTCCTTGCGAGGATTATCAATATGACTGATTCCAACTTTTATACCAAGATGATAAGCTCCTCTACATACCATGTCTGCAAGTGTATTTATTGAGTAGATATTTTCAAACTGATTCCAAGTTCTATATTCGCCTGGGTTTGGAGGATTGTTGATAGCTATATTTAGACATTGGATAGAGTCTTTGAGAGGTAAGAATCCTCTAATCTGATGACCTCCTCCATAGACAGTTAAAGGATACTTTATGATAGCTTGAGTACAAAAACGATTGATAGCTGTACCGAAATATTCGTCATAGTCAAAACGAGTTAGTTCTTCTTCAGTTTCCTTTTCAGTAGAGCGAAGTCCCCAGTTGTCACAGGCAAACTTGATATTGAAAGTATCATGAACTTTGGAGAGATGATAGAAGGAACCTGGCTGGCGAGGAAAAAGAAGACCTGACATGGGACAATCAACTTCTATACCTCTCTCATAAGGACCTATTCCATGTGACAGACATTGATTAGGAATAAATCCTTCAGGAATGTCACAATTAGGTGTACCATACTCACCCATAGTACCTATCTTTACAAGATGTGCATCTGGACATACTTTCTTCATTACCCATAAGAGATCAAGTGTACCTATAACATTTGAACTTTGAGTAAGCGCAGCATATTGTGGTCCTTTCATTGACCAAGGAGCTGATGGCTGTTCTGCAAGATGAACTATACATTCAGGTTCTGATTCACTAATGATACGTATTAACTTATCAATAGAATCATATCCAAGAGATCCAGTGATACCTTTAAATTTTCCTTCAAATATATATTCAAGCCAATTATTTCTAATATTTCTATCTTGAATAGGAGTTAGTGAATCACTACCTACACCTCTTACTCTTGCTCTCCTAGATCCATTATCAATTCCAGTGACTTTATGCCCTTCATTAAGAAGGTGAAGTGTAAGTGGATATCCAATATAGCCGTCATTACCAAGAACTAAGATATTCATATTGTATAGTCTCCTTTCAATAGTCTACTTCTAAGCAAAGCTTCCATTTGATTACTTCCAATATTTTCTATAATTAGTTTATTGTCTTTGTAAATATAGTTTAGGCTTTTAAGTATAATTTTAAATTCCTTTAAGCCTTCTTTTAATTCTTTTAGTTCCTTTCTTTGATTATTTAAATCTTTTGTAATATTTTCTAGTGTTTTTTTACTTATAAACATAGAAATTTCCTTATTTTAATATTTGAGTTATCAATTAAAAACTTTGTATGTTTGTCATATACTTCAATTGACTCAACTACAATTTCAACTATACCAGCGTTAATCAAAGTACCAAAACACTTCTGACAAGGTATGACACAGTTCATGTAAAGTGTAGTACCAATAACAGAAGCACCAATACGAGCTGCATTACTAACTGCATTTTCTTCTGCATGTTGAGCAGGGCAGAGTTCCATACCTTCACCAGATTCATATTGTAATAGTCTCCGTGGACAAGTATTAGCTATATCCTGAGCTCCCCATATTAGTTGATAATCTGGATCTGCAGTTATAAGTTTTGATAAATATTCATCTTTCATAAATCTGTCATGCCCACAGTGAGGGATACCTCTAGGAGGACCATTATATCCAGTTGAAACTATAGAGTGATCCCTCACAAGCACTGCGCCTATTTTACGGCTAAGACAAGGTGATTTTGAAGATATTGCCTTACATAAGGTATAAAAGTACTCATCCCATTTTAGTCTATTAGCATAAAGTGGATTTGAATATTTGGTTATTTTTTCTTTACATATAGCACAGTGTTCCAGATCATCTGTAGTCTCAATTACCTTGCCATAATAGTAATTCTTAGGATCGCAGTTTTGGCATGTCATAGTTAGACTACCTCCATGTCTCTCAGTAATGCATCAAGAAGGAATGTATAGTTTCTGAGATCTTCAATCTTCTCATTCCATTCCCTGAGTTTATAATCTTGTGGATTCTTGGCCATATCACAGATTGATGTGAAGTGTTTTGTAGCCATTCCGATGAGAGCGTCAGTTGGTTCTATACACTGAACAGTTCCAGCTCTGTAGAATTGGTTAAGACGATCCAGTCCATCTGAATATTCCTTCTCTTTTTTCATTAAAGTTCTTTTGCTTCGATTGAAGGAATTTTCTACCTCTACCATAAAAGTTTCGTTGTCCATCTCTGTTTCCTTTCTAGTTGATTAATTTTCTTAATTGACTTAAAAACATCCATTTCCTGCGGTACAGTGTAAGCACATGGTTGGAGACGCTCTTTAACGAGCTTTTCAATCTCCGGTGTTTGCGGTTGGCATTATCACGACCCGAAGAAGTTTACATAATAAGTGCGGATATTGCTATTGCGTGTCGGCTGAATTTCTGGTTATCTGATTCGTATTCAATTGCTTCGATATCAGCAAAAAACATATCTGCCGGATCTCCGCAAGGTCGAACATCCACAAATTTACATCTCATCGTCTTGCCACTTTCACACGGTACTCTCAAGATATCACCGACGCGAGGTATAGGGCTTTTGTGGCCGCTTACAGATGCCAAATTTTCATCATTTTTCTTCGGCCATTCATTAATGCTTATTCTATCCCCCCAACCACCTCCAACGGTAAAAACCATAGTCTCATTTGGATGACTTTTTAAGGATATTCCCAATAGATCCTCCTTTCTATACCGGATGCACCGGATGATTGACGAAGCAAAGATATATTCTTATATCAAGTTTATATTGACCAAACCATTTGCCCATCACCTTATTTGAATGATGGCTTCCATTATAGCCCGTCAGCCATTCTTTTGTTACGCCCAAAACATGTAAATGAAACATAAGATAACCTCCAGTATAGCTTGAAGTTCAGCGGCTCTGCCTGCTGTAACAACAACCCTGCCTCAGCTTTTTAATTACTCTATTCGTGTTTTTAACTTCTGTACTTAACCTTGCACTATAAGCCTCATATTTTGTCTCAGCATCTTGAACAACACGCCTTATTGCTTCAATTCTATCTTTATGTACATGCTTTACCATGTCGCCTGACTGGTTAGCGATTTTAGATATTACCCTTTCCATTCGGTGGGTCCTCGCTGTTGAATGAATCGCATTGTTGGGAAGGTGGAAACTCTTAATGACTTCAATAGCCTTCTCAAGTCCCTTAACCACACCCCCTGTCATAAGAATAAAATATAGGGTCGCCTTTATCAGGATTTGCATACACACATATCTTAATATTGATTTGATGAAGAATTTTTTTATATTCTTGTTCTGTCATTAGCCTTCTCAACTGTTAGGTGAGCTGCGCCTGGAACACTTACAATGATATGGTTCCAAGCGCAAAGCTCAACTACCTCTACTTAACTTATTTAGGTGTAATAAATCTCTTTACACCATTTTTGTCAGGGTATTCACCAGTTCTATCCTTGACAACTTTCAACTCAGCCCAACCTTCAAGATTGGCAAGATCTTCCCACTCAAACGGACGGGAGTAGTCAATACCGAAAGATGCTGCAAAGTCCCTAAAATCTCTAAGAGCAGATTGAAACTGCTTTGGAGGAATTCTGTCTCGTGAGTTCAGGTCCCACATGAAGTGATTGAACATAGGACAGAGTACTTCATCAGGTACATCAAAAGTGATTGAGTGCCATTCTGCACCATAGGAATCCTTTGCTTCATCATCAATCACTCCGGAATCAACTTTGACAATCCGAAGTTTTGCTTCAGTTCCCTTTGGAAGAATTTTCATCTCAGGTGCATTTTCAATTTCATCCTCAAATGAGGAATAGTCAGTTAAACTCATTCTTAATTCTCCTTTCATTTTGTTGAGTTAATGTTAGCTTATTTCTACTTATTATTAGTTATAATACCTCCTTTCTTTAGATTTCTAATCTTGGTTTATCTTGCCATTCAAGTCCAACTTTCTTCAGAAATTCTTTTATATTAGGTTGGACGATTGAACCTATTTTGCTATCAGCTCCTTTAAATCTTGACCTAGCAATGTATTCGCCTAAAGAATCAATTAACATCTCTCGTCTAGGATTCTTTCCTTTACCTTGAATAACATAAAGTTCATCAAATAACAAAGGGATTGTTATAACTGCTTTACCTGTGATCATGAGACGATAGATAACTTCCTCATCACGAATGCCTTTTTTATCAATACCTCTAAGTTTTACTATTCGATCAAGATGCCCAGTTAAAATAAAGTCACATTCGAGGTTCATAAGCTGACGGATACGATTCTCAATCTCAACTTTTTGTGGAGTATAGTCAATATTATACATAGGACGTTCACCAGCACTTCCACGTAAGTTGAGTTGATAGTTCATTACTGCATCTGAGAATGTTGTTAAAGAATCAATACAATAAGTTCCAAATTGATTGAAGTATTTGATTGACAGTCTAATATCATTTCGCTTCTTCCATTCTGCATAAGCTTTTGGATTGTAAGGATCTTCACTTTCGAAGAATGTATCAACTACAACATCACCTTTCTTAATCATATCCTTTAAAGGTTTTGTTCCACCTGGATCAAATGAGTCTACGTGGATTGGAAGACGACATGATCTGAGAAGAAATGTCTTACCAGCATTAGTTTCACCAGTGATAAGAGCACTAAATCTACTTTGCATAAGGTCTTTTTCATAGTATTCTTTTACTTTCTTTAATTCTGCCTTTGCGTCATAGGCCATTTGTTATTCTCCTATTACAAGCTTAAATTTTTCTAAGTTCCTACTCTCCTACTTAACCAGCTATATATGTTTTCTTGAACTGCTTTTATATCTTTTATATCCATATTTATGCAGACTTTTTCATACTCTGTTTCAAAATTATATTTACATATATCTTCAGAAAGTAGTGACTTTACAAAATTCAGTAAGAAGTAGTCACTCATATTTATCTTTACTAAGTTTTGCATATTACCTCCATTCTAAGTTCATCTTATTTCTACTGTCTTTTTCAGTAGGATCCCAAAATTCTTGTCTGAATCCTAAAGGAGGTTCTTGACAATAATGTAGTGGATTTCCCCATAAAGTACAGAAGTCATGAAATTCACAGCCTCTATACATGGAACATCCAGTTGGGCGAATTGGGAAGGCCTGTAGGACAGAGTCACCTTCTTTGCAGTGACTTAAACGATCAAAGTCTCTATCTATCTCATCATAAGTATCAATAACTGTCCATAGCCAGACGTTCATTTGTTCAGCTGATTTGAATGCAGGGACTCGTCTAAGCTCTGAGTAGTAACCAGCTGGCCGTGCAGATGATCCACGTGATAGATATTCAAATCCACAGCCACAGAATTCTACTCCAAGAACTTGATCTATTGGAAAGAGACAATACATACAGTGAGTATAGGTACCATTTTGAATACTTAGATAGAACTGATCACTCCAAGTTTTCCAGCGAATATAAGATGCTTTTGTTGACTTATGATCCCACGAGAATATCATTCCATCTGACTTTCGCCTCAATAGTGAGTCCATTCTGAAGTACATATGACGCTTGTTGTCAATAGGGACAGATCCACTTATTTCAGTAAAAGGTTCACCTGTTTCTTCGTTATATAGGAGTTCATTGTCATCTAGATCACTGAAGTAAGTTACTCCAAAGTTAATGAGTGCTTGATATACTGCTTCTGGAACTTTTGGACGAAAGTTTGGATCTGTGTCTTCTGGATAGACTTTTCTGTAAGGGATAAGA